TTTAATTTATTTTACAAATTTATTTTACAAATTTATTAAATTTTAGACCTTTTTACATTTCAAACGCCGATTTTTATATAGTCCTAAACCATATAAAAATCATTTATAGTTCTTCTTTATTTTTCGTGTTTTATTTTTTGGAACATATTTTTATGGTCTTTCGTAAGCACCCTTAAATATATTTTACACCTTTTTACATTTCAAACGCCCATTATATCTAATAAAATATTAAATTATGAAATCTCTCAATAACAAACCCTTCAATTGGACTTATATCATTTTCTAACATTTCAACAATTTTTAAGTAAAATTCTTTTGGTCTTTGTAATATTTTTTTTTTTGATACTATAAATTGGGCACCAGCACCAAATTTGAATTCCATATATTCCTTCCTTTCATCAAATAATTTTTCATAAATATTTATTAATGGTAACCCATAATGACTATTACACCCATTTAAATTACAATCTAAAATTTCTTCGCTTAAAAACTCAAAATCAATACTCAAATCTGTATTATTAATATATTTATTTAAATTAGATATTATATTTGGTGAATGGTCAAATGGGTTTCCTTGTAAAAAAAAAGTGTATTCAGCTAAATTATCATAATTATCATAAATATGTTTATAATATGTGTGACCTTCTCTACCAACATTATTTAATAAAATTTGATTAAAATCATTTGAATTGAGTTGAGTTCCTTTGTTATAAATAATTACATTTAAAAATTGTTTAGTCCATTCTAAATCTTCGTTATATCTCGCTACTACAATACAAAAATTCATATATATATATTATATATAATATATTATAAAATTGGCGTTTGAAATGTAAAAAGGTGTAATATTTTTCTTTCGTTATTTCACTTATTACTTTCTGGATATTTTCTTTTAGGTTCATGCAGTATTCTTATAAGTTTTTGGTTTAATTCGTGTAATGTGATTGTTTTATTTTTATTATTTTCATCAACTAATAATTTTACATATTCTTTTTTGACTTTATAAGCAATTGATTTTCTATAATGGATATTTACATTCCCTTCTTTTTTTGTTCTTTAAGTTATTTTACAAATTTATTAAATTTTTAAGAAAAAGTGTTTCAAAAAGTATTTTGGGTTTTCAATTTTGGACATTTTTTTTGTCCATTTTTAAAAAGGGGTTATAGAGTTTTGAAAAAATTAAATTTGTGATGATAATTAAAAATTAGCCTCTCATTGTTTTTTAAATTTTTTATTTTTGTTACTATAAAAAATTTTTTAAAAATTATTAAAATTTTATAAAAGTCTTATAAAAGTCTTATAAAAATCTTATAAAAATCTTATAAAAAAATAATATACATATAAAATATAAATTACATAATGATAAATAATGACAATTCTGTATATATTATTTAAATCTAGTGTAATATAAAGTTATAATAAGAATAACAAAATAAAAATAAAATAAAAATAAAACAAATGATAATAAGAGTATTATTTCACTGTCAACAAATGACAACAAAAAATAGTAAATCATAGGCACCGTTAATTATCGTATTTTTTGTTATTATAATACGAGCAAAAAAACTAATTTTAAAACTAAAATTATAGCTTAAAAATATATGTCAACAATTTTCAACAATTTTCAACAAAAAATAGTAAATTATAAGACCGTTATTTATAAACACCGTTATTTATCGTAAATTTTGTTATTATAATACTAGCAAAAAACTAAAATAATAGCTTAAAAATATATGGCAACAAAATGGAAACAAGAATATGTTATATTTATGAAAAAATATGTGTTATTTTTGTAATAAACAATGTAAAAATAAAACAAGATTATAGAAAAATAATAATGTTGTAAAATAAAATAAGTAAATAATAGTAATTGATAAATAAAATAAACTTATGTGTTTTATTTATCAACTTAGATAAGAATTTGAAGCAAGAGGTCCATCATCTATAAATTCACCAGTTAAAGTATATCTTTTTCTATAATCAGGCATAAATGTTAAACCAGAAGGTTTGTATCGTTTATCAAACTCTATCATTGAATTATTATATGCTGTTATCCAAGTATTTACTCCAAAATTTGCCATAGCAGGTTTTTTAAATTTATTATAACTATATATTCTTGCTTGTGTACCAATATCTGTTGTTAAACTTGAATATGTAGGTGTATAACCCCCTGTTAATTTTCCCGCATCATTATTACCTGGAACACAAGCTGTACTGATAGATTTTAGCGGTGGTTGATATGGATTACAACCTGGACAGTCTATATCAGACATACATTGTTGTCCTGTTATGGAACAACGAGAAGGAGGTCCACAAAAATTGCCACAACTGTATGTTGTAGTAAGAGGCAAATCTACATTATGATTAGTGTCGGGTGTTCCAATATCTTTATAAATCTGTGTTAAAGTGTCAAAGCATTCTACAATATATTTATTGTTAGTCAAAAAATTTATATAACTAAAAATCCAAAATAAAAGAATAATAGATAATATAGCAAATAAAAAAATAATAAATTGATTTTTAGATAATTTCATATATATATTGAAATAATATTATTTATTATTCTACAAAAATTATATTCAATTTGATAATTAAAGTAAATAATTTTAAATTTTATATCGGTTTAATATAAGTAATGTCTTCAACGAGTGATACTCCAGATATAGATGAAAAAAAAGAAAGTACAACTACTACAAGTTCAACATATAATATCGGTAATTTTTTAAAAACTATCGCAATAACAATAATTATAATATTATTAAATTTTACCTTTGCTGGAATAACTTTATACAATTGTAAATTGTGTCAATCAAATATTTTACCAACTGATATGGATTGTTCTCCATACAATATAAATAATAAACCAGATGTACAACCAATACTTACAAATATTTTTATACAAAATACTGAACCTCCACAATCAGAAAAATTAAAAATTCCTTATGATAAAACAAATATGAAAAATGTTATACTTGATATGATATGTAAAGCAAAAAATAATCCAAATGTAGGTTGGTTTACAATGTTTTTATTAGAACAAATTCAAATTTTTTTTCATTTTAATTATTCGGCTTTAAATATTTTTTACAATTTATTAAATCAAGCTCCAGAAATATGTATAGTCTTGTTTGGTCCAATTTTAACTTTTATATATATTGGTTTAACACCAATATTTGGTTTTTTTGTTTTTGCTTATCATTATTTTTTAAATTTCAAATGGTTTTTTAAAACAAATATAAATAAAGAAACAACTGGACAACCAAATTGGTCAGATGTTACAATACTAAAACCATTAGATTATGGGATAGGTATATTTTTTTCATTTATTTTTATAATAGTATTTTTCATTTTTGTCATGGCAGTTCCAGTTTGTCAAGTTTTTATAATGTTATATTGTTTATTTTCAATGTTAGGATATTCAGGTATATTAAATGGTAAAAATACAAATGTTTGGGGTATTGTGAAAGAACTTATGAAATATTATAAAGTTACTATGATGATTATATTATCAATAATAGTAATAATAACAACTTTTACAAATTTAGGAACAATTTCAGGATTTTTTTCAATTTTAGTTGTGATATTAATTTATTTTAAAATTATTGATATAAATCTTTATGACCATATTTTATCTAATAATTTATCAGAATTAGTTAGTAGTGAACAAGCTGAAAAAAAATGTTCAAAACAATTTAAACATGATAGAACATGGTATGATTTTTTTGTAGGTGGAAATCACGTAGGTGGTGATTTTACAAAACATCTAAAAAAATTAAATAAAAAAATATGTGAAAAATAATAATATATTTATTAATTATTATATAAAAAAAGTTTAATATATAAAAATAATGACTAAAAATAAAAAAATTTCAACATCTTTAGATAAAAAATATCCAATGGTAAGTGTTTGTACGCCTACTTTTAATAGAAGACCTTTTATTCCTATTATTATAAAATGTTTTAATAATCAAGATTATCCAAAAGATAAAATTGAATGGATTATTATAGATGATGGAACTGATAAAGTTGAAGATATTATAACACAAGTGCCTCAAGTAAAATATTTTAAATATGATACAAAAATGAGTTTAGGTAAAAAGAGAAATTTGGCTCATGAAAAATGTAGTGGAGACATAATAGTTTATATGGATGATGATGATTATTATCCTCATGATAGAATAAGTCACGCAGTTGAATCTTTACAAAAAAATCCAAAAGTTTTATGTGCTGGTTCAAGTGAAATGTATATATTTTTTAATAACATTAATAAAATGTATAAATTTGGACCTTATGGACCAAATCATTCTACTGCGGCTACATTTGCTTTTAAAAAAGAATTATTAAAACAAACAAGTTATGATGATAATGCTGCTATAGCAGAAGAGAAACATTTTTTAAAAAATTATAGTATTCCATTTGTGCAATTAGACCCAATGAAAACAATTTTGGTATTTTCTCATAATCACAATTCATTTGATAAAAAAGAATTGTTAAAAGATGCCCCTAATAAATTTGTAAATGAAACATTAAAAATAGTAAATGATTTTATAAAAGAAGAAGATATTAAAAAATTTTTTATGGAAGACATAGATTTTTTACTGGACCTTTATGAACCTGGTAGACCAGAAAATAAACCAGATGTAATTAAACAAATGAAGGTAATAACAAAAAAAAAAGAACAAATGATAAATGAACAAACACAACATCAAATGAATTATAACAATATTTTGAGTAAATTAAATATAAATCCGAATGATGCTTTAGTTCAACAATCTAACAATCAAGTAGCAATTAATCCTGTTATAAAATTAAATGAAATGAGTTTAGTTATAAATGAATTATTAATGGAAAATAATCAATTAAAAGATAAAGTTAAATATTATGAAGAAAAAATTAAAAATTTGATTGTCGAACAAATTGAAGAGAGAAAAAAATTAAATGTAAAAGAACAAGAAAAAAATGTTATTGCTTCTTTCCCAAATGAAAGCGAACCAGTTAAAAATCAAAACACTTTTAATGTAAAGATTGTAAATAAGCCGTTCCAAAAATCCTTATAAATTCGTTTGAATGTTTCGTTAAGTAATAGTGTAATACATACAAACATATTTCACAAGTGTTATAGTAACAAAATATATTTAATAAATATACTTAAAGACAAAATAATATATATTGTATATATATATTATATACAATAATGTATCAAGAAGATAGATTTCTACCACTTCATGACAATGAATACGAAAATATTGATAATAAAAAATTAATTAATAATTTGAAGTTATTAGATACAGGTTATGGTGATAAAAAAAAAAGTATTAACAGAAAATGGCACAACAAAAAATAAAAAATTAGAAGTTTATGCTTCTGGTGATACTGGTTCAAATATTAGAGATGCGATTACAGGTTCTTATTACAATTTGAAGGTTGGAAGTGACGATGAAGATTATTTTTTTAAAGTTCGTATGTCTACAGGTGAATTAAAAACAAAGAATAATTCTACTCTATTATTTTTTAATACTCCAAATGAATATGAAAGATATTTAAATACTACAATTAATCAAGATACTATAAATAAATGGGAAGAAAAAAAACGATTTTTTCTAAAAAATAACAAAAATTATCGTGATGATTATGTTTGTGATAATAATGTTTGTGATAATAATGTTGAATAAAACAATAAAACAGTTATATAAGGTTTAGCGTATTTACTGATTTTGAAAATAACGTATTTGTAAGTAAAATATTTTGTTATCATTTATGCTAACAAAATATTAAAGTATTAATTATGTTAACCCTTTCACACCTGACACATTTTTAGTGTTTATTAATATTTATATTATTTTATTACTTATTATGGTAATAAAATAATTATTTTTTTATAGTATGCTAACAAAATAAATCGCCAATATTGGCGATTTACACACCTTCAGGCGTGAAAGGGTTAAAAATAAAATGAGAAAATCAACCAAGTCCTAGTTACATTTTCAAACTCCAATTTTGTCTAAAATGTAAATTAGAAATAACTATTTTAGTTATATAACTAAAATGGGTAAATATAGTTGCGAATAATCGTAATTTGGTTGGAAGGCTTGAACGGTTATTATTTTTTACATTCTTCAAAAATAAAAATTACTGTAATTATAAAAAAAGAAAATTTTCATTATCAATATCAGTTTCTATATCAATTTCTTTATCTTCTGTATCTGGAGCATTTTCTTTAATATATTTTTCAAGATAACGATAAATTCTGTTAATATCAAGTTTAGTAATATCATAATTTTCAAATAAATTAATAATCTGATTTTCATCATATTTATTTTTTAATTCAATAAAAAATCCAAATAAATCTTTTTTATCCATTCCTAATTGTTGACATAATTCTTGTATAAAAACAGAATTATTATATTCAGTAGAATATTTAGTAAGAACTTTAGTAAATCTAACCTCAGTTGGATTGTATATTAATTTTTTACTGAAATAATCGTGATACAATTTATTATTTTTTAGTGTTTTAATTAAACTACTCATTTCATTGAATTGCCAAATTTGTTTTTGAAATGTAATACGATCAATATAATCAGCAAAACATACATTATCTAATTGTTGAATGTAAAAAGGTATTGATACACTTTTATCCATTTTATCTATAACATCAATTATATTTTCATGCCATAATAAACCAACACTAGTGCGGTCAGTTTCATTCATAATATTATTATGTTCTTTTAAACTATAATAATTGTTTATAAGTTTATAAATAATTTTTTTAGTATCGTCATTATAGGATTTAATTTGAAAAATATTATCAATAATATTTTCAGTAAATATTTCAGGTTTATTCAAATAAACACTATATAATTTATCTAATTTTCTTAAATCACCTTGAATATAATGAATTAATTTTGGTTTAATAACATCATTCAAATTAGTAAATAAACAATTAACAATTGTCATTATTTCATTTGATGATGGTGTTTTTAATTCAATTATATTACAAACTTTCATAAGTTCTTTAATTTTTTTATCAACACGATAATTGCCAATACATATTATGGGATTCATAGTAATTTCTTCTAATTTTTGTTTTTTAGTTTTTTTGGGTCTTATAAGTTTTATCAGAGTATTAATTCCACCTTTATCTCCATTGTTCATACCATCAATTTCGTCCATAATAATTGCGATTTTTTTTACTTTTTTATGAAAAAGACTCATAATATTTTTATCAGACATATTATGTTTATTAATATCATCAATAACAGTTTTATTTCTTATATCTCCAGCATCATATTTGATAACATCATAATTATGTTCAATTAAAATTTTAGTAATAAAAGTAGTTTTTCCAGAACCTGGTTCTCCATAAACATAAATACCTCTTTTAAATAAAAGGTCTTTCTTATTTGATTCAAAATTACGAAGAATATTTTTAATAGAATTAGCTTTATCTTCCCGATTGAGTATTTTATTAATATTTATGTTTTCCATCTTATATGTATATATTTTTTCTTTTTATGCCTATTTTGACACAAACCTACTTCTTTTAAATAATCATTCAATACATTTCTACAATTAGTACATTCATTTTCAATACAAAAATTAATAAGAAAATAATAATAATTATGATATATAGTATTTTTATTAATGTATTTTTTTGTAGTTAACCAATATTTACTATTGTTGTTTTCTCTCAAAATTCTATTGAATACAATATTTAGGTCACGTCTTACAATATAGCGAATATAACTGTCATATTTTTTTTGTAAAATTGTATTTTTAAGCAAATAATGATAAGTAATATAATTATCTTTGTTAGTAAAAATAAGAAATTCCTTAGGTATATATATTTTTATGTAATCAATAAATACATCTGGTAATAGTGTTTTTATTTTTTCTAATGTATTCATAATAATTATAAATAATTTATATTTATTATGAATTTTAACACTTATGATAATTTCCTAAAGTTGAAAAATTACATTTTTGTAGTTAAATTTACAATTCAAGTTAATAATTTAGGTATTACAAGGATTATTAATACCATAAGTAATACCATCCCAAGAAATTTTACATGCGTTAGCCCATGTATATTTGGCACAATTTGAATTTGAACCATTAAATGGAGTATTATTAAAGTTCATTGTAAGATGTTTTTGTCCTGATTGAGGAGTACAAACTCCTAAATCTTTAACATTAATACAAGAGGCATTATTTCCAGAACCGTCACCTATCCAATAATCAGGACAATCAGGTATAATAGGAGGCCAATCGTTATTTACTGATTTTTTTAAAGCAATACCAATAATTGCTAGAGCAATTATTAAAATAACTATAGCAGCAATTACAACTATTTTTTGAAAAGAAGCCATTGATATATAAAATAAAGATATATAATTTTTTCTATTTGATTATTATAAATGAATAAAATAAATAATGGAAGAGTAGATATTAAAACACCGAATACTTCAAAATTATTTTCAATGTATGATAAAATACCCGCAAACCAATGTACTAGCTTTAGGAATCCAACAGAAGGTTTATGGGATCAAACGTATTTATCTGAAGCTTTTTTCTCTCAACAAAATATTCAAATATTACAAAATGGAATTCGTTCTGGTGTTTATGAAAAATCAAATGGACAATATGTAATAGGTCCTCAAGATTGTGACGTATTAAAGATTGTTATGCGTAGTGTATATTTGCAATACGCAGCAAATCAAATAAATAACATTCCTCAACAAGTTGAAGAATTGAATAAAATTGTCTTAAATTACTGCGTTCAACAAGTTTATGGTGAAGCTCAAGGTTACATGAAATATATTGATGATGTAAGTACTTTAGTCGTACCAATAGCACATCCTGTTATGGCTGATAATACAGACCGTCAATTAGAACTTAAAAGTTGGTTTTAATTTTACACTTGAATAATTGATTTTATCATCTATACAATGCTTATATATATATCGTTTATACCAAAAGTTTTATGTGTAAAAATGTAAAAAAATCGTAGTATCACCGCCAAATCAAATAATTATATATACATTTGTTTTTTTGTTTTTCTTTTGTTTTTTTGTTTTTTTTGTTTTTTTTGTTTTTTTGTTTTGTTTTGTTTTTTTACACTTTTGTCTCTTCCACCAAAAAGAAATTTATATGTTTTTATGTCATCTTCTGAAACAGATTCTATTTTATCAGTTTCTGGATAATAAATTGTATAATATTTTGTATATGAT